ATCGTTTTTTCCAGACTCTTGATCTGGTCTCTTGATCTGGTCTCTTGATCTGGTCTCTTGATCTGGTCTCTTGATCTGGTCTCTTGATCTGGTCTCTTGATCTGGGTATTTATTTGCGAATCTGGGTAAAGTTTTTTTGAGTTTGGCTCTATTACTGGTCTCGCAGCTTGTTTTTTTTCTTGTAGCAATTAAAAATTTCTGATCTGATTTTAAGCATCACCAACTGGTGTGTTCAAATTAAAATCAGATTAACCAAATAAGAAAAAGTAGAAAGGATTTAAAAGCTCACTAGTTCGAACCAGCTTACTCAATTTTTTAAAACGTCCAATCTTGGACAATTCATAAACCAAAAAAGAAAGTAAGTAACAATGACAAAGAACGAACTAATAGCAGCAATCGCCAAACTAGAGTCCACCATCGCCAAAAAGGATGCGTATATTGAAAAGCTCCAACACAAGCTTGGACATATACAAATTCATCTTGAAGATGGGGAAGTAAGAACAACGTTTAATGGAGAAGTCGGCAAAGCTTTTTGCGAAGTTGATAGCTCACTTGAACTCTTACCGAATGACCATCCGTCAACTCAGTTCTTAGAAGCGACTTATGCAGTACTCGAACCATCCCAACAAGCAATCGTTGACCAAGAACAAGGTTACGAAACGCAAAGTGGACGCTACAAAAGACGCAAGGCAACTCGCACAAAAGTACTAACCAAATAGTTCTCGCCCCGACGATCCGAACTAACAGTAGGTAGGGGCAGAAATTTCAAGCTGAGAACTAGTGAGCTTTTTATCCAAATAGTTTATTGAAATAGCCAGACCAAAATTCCAAATTGATAACACTACTGTTATAAGTGTAACCACTACATGGACACGTAAGATATCAATAGGAAAAAGTAAAAG